GCCTCCGTCCAGCTCGAGACGTTGCCACCGCTGTTCAGGACCATGTCCCCGTTCGTCACGATGTTCAGGTCGAAGGTCAGCGTGGGGTCCGCGGTGAGGGAGCCAAAGCGAAAGGCGCTCGAGGGGATCCGGTCCTTCAAGGCCGCGACCGCGAAGTTGGTGTCGGCCGCTGGGCTCGGCGTCGGTGCAGTGATGCTCCGCTCAAGGGCGTTCGCCAGGTCCCCGACCACCACGAGCATGTTCATCACAACCCCCAGACTGCGATTTCCTCGTCCGGCATCGCGTACGGCCGCAGCTCGATCAGTTCATACGTGGCAAACATGTCCTCGGCAAGGGCCACTGATGGAATCGCGAGAACGTTCCCGGTCTCGATGTCGACAAGGGTGGATGTAGAGTCTGTGCCCTTGACACCATCCAGGAAGATACTGCTGGTGTACTGAGGTAGGCCCAGTTCCCCGGCCGTTCCAGTCCAGCGAATCGCAATGCGGAAGCTCTGCCCAGCCCCGGTGACCGCGGTGAAAGCTATCTGCGCCGCAGTCCCAGTCCCGGGGTGATGCTTCAGGAAGCCTGCCGCGGAAGCGTTTCCAATGACGCCGAGCCACCGACTACCGGCCACCCGCCCACCAAGACCGACGGAAAGGATGACTTTCTCTGCGGTGTCGTCTAGTTCGCTTTGGATCCACAGTGGCGTCAGCCTGAGCAGCAGGGTTCCGTGCAAGTTGCCGACGCCGACATTGCGAATGGTCAATCGCGCCTGTGCCCGCACCACATCCGCCACGGCATTTGTGACGATCCGACTCGAGTCGCTCGGCACCATGAGAAACGTGAGGTCCCGGCTGAAGAGCTGGACGTGGTATACCGTGTTGCGCCGGCTGACCGTTCCTCCCGCGGTGAGTACCAAGCTGAGTGTCAGCGCGCCACCACCGGCTCCGACGCTGATGACACTCGAGTGGTGGCGTTCGATCGTGGTCGTTGACGCGGTGGTCGGAAAGGAGTTATCAGTCTGTGCCACCTGCCAAGTCTGATCCGAATCCCTCCACCACTTCAGGTCGAAGGCGCGCTGGATTCGATAGACGATGGCCGTACCGTCCCTGTCGACGTGATCGACCCAAAGGCGCGTCATCGCGTTCGCAATGAAACCGGTCGTTGCCGGCCACGTGACGCGCGTCTCCGTCACGTGCGGGTTTCCGGCGGTCAACCGCAGTCCCTGCGTCGTGACGCTCGTGTCGAACAGAAGGGGCGTTGCGCTGTCCACCGCGATCGTGCCCGACCCAACCGACAGTGTCAGGCCTGTGGTACCGGAGACGAGGCTGGAACGTAGTAGGCGATTCTTGTCATTGTGCTCGAGCAAGATCCCGGCGGCCGTGAGCGCCTCCATGTCGGGGCTGATTTGGACGATTCGCCCGTCTCCAGCGTCAGGTGCCCACGCATTTGTTTCACGTTCGAAGGTCCGAATCGCGCCAGCAGAGATCACGGCGTCGCCTTGGCGTAACGCCGAGAGCTGCTTCACCGCTCGCCCCGTCTCGCGATAGGCGGCCGCCTTTCGCATGTCCGCGAGGTCCAACTCCACCGTCAGGTTGTCCAGGTCCAGGGTCGAACCCATGACGCGCGTCAAGGCCCGCGCCCAGTCCGCATTGCCGGCTCCGTCACCCGACGGGTGCGGCCAGTCCGGGTGCGACAGCGCGACCAGGTCCAGCAGCTCGGCGTCGCCGGCGACGAGCGGCGCGATCACGCGCGCCGTGGTCCTCACCGACGAGAACGCCCACAGCCTCCGCGACGCGATGTCACGCCCCTGTTCCGTCGGGTCGCCGCGGATGATGGTGCAGATGTTCGACGCGATCGATGGGGAGAAGTACTTGTTCGCCAGGTAGTTCATCGTGTGCTGCTTGTCGTCGGCGGCCGCGTCCTCCGCGTTGACTGCCAGGACCGCGGGGATGTAGCCGGTGAACCGGGCGGAGGCGTTCCAGTTTTCCCCGATCTTTCCCGCTGTCGCGAGCGCGGCGACGCCGGCGGCCATCGCCGTGCTCACTGGGTTGTATGGGTCGTCGATGATGTTTCGCAGGGTGCTGAGGTAGGAGTGAACAAAGATGTACCAGCCGTTCGGTCCAGCGAAGACCTTGAGGGCGCTCTTCTGGTTCGTCCCATCGTGCGCCCACGTGTAGTAGGTATAGACGCTTGCGTTGTTGCGCAGCGTCATCCCCAGCGAATTGGTGACAGACCCACCGAACAGGCCGTCGTTCAGGGCCGGCGTGGCGCTGTTCGCGGTGATGGCGGTCGGCTTCGCCAGGACGTAGATCGTGCCGCCGCCCACGGCGGTGAGGAACGTGCTCAGCAACGGCCCGGTGTAGAGGTCGTTGACGCCATCGAAGAGGAACGCGGGGCGTCCGTTGAGGATGTTTGTCTTGAAGACGGGCGTATTGGCCAACGTACCTTGGGTGAAGTCGTTGTTGTTTCCAGAGATGTCCGGCCACGTTGCTGGTTGGTCGCCATCGGCGAGGTATGTGAGGGTGTCGGCCTCGAGCCAAAGCTTCAGGTTTGTCTTGCGATCGAGGAACGCCATCTACTCCCCCGCAGGGCCCCAGATCGGAGAGAACGTCTCGCTCTTCCCGATCGCGGGGAGCGGGTCGAAGACTTCGATCTGCTGCATGTATCGGTCGAGGGCCACAATCTTTGATGTCTGAACAATCACGGAGTCGAGCAGGTCCGACGAGTCGAACTCGAGCGCCAGCCGCTGGTCCTCGTAGTCCTGCGGGTACCGCAGCCACGGGTCGCTTACGTAGACAGTCGAGCCCGTTGGCGACGGATCGTCCATCCCCACCGCCAGCGCCCCATTGTTCCTCCAGAACAGCTTGCACTCGTTGTCGGCGCCCCACTGGTTCAGGACGTCTTGCACAACGATCTTGTCCCCAACGTAGAGGGCACCGATGTACGCGGCGCCGCCGGCTGCAGCAGACAGCCGCGTGTTCAGTGACGCGAAGCGCGAGACAGAGCACACCGAGGTCACCGTTGGCCAGACGCCGGTCCAGCTGCGCCCGGTGCTGTCGTTGAAGACGAAGTGATCGAGCCAGTGCTTGAGGATGTCGACGCTCGATAGGATGTAGGTCCCCGTGCCGTCGCCGATGGTCTCGTAACCGTAGGCATCCACCGTGATCACGCCCGTGGTCTGGTCGGCCACGAAGTCGATCAGGGTATAGGGCCGACCGTTCACCGTGACGTGGGTGACGGCGTAGCCAGCGACCGCCACGAGCGCGCCGTTCTTGTACACGCGCAGCGGGGCCGTGTAGCCGATGGAGACCAGGTAGCGGAACCCGACGGTGTCCACGTAGAACGTGGGAAGCGCGCCGTCGCTGGTGCCGGCCGCCTTCGAGCTCGTGCTGTCGTGGAGCCCGTAGAAGTGCGGGACCGGCTGGCCAAGGGCGTCCTTGTGGGAGTTGGGCCAGTCGGCCTCGGTGATGAAGACGCGCGGGAGCTCTGCCAGCAAGGGCTGATCATTGCCCGTGCAATTCAGCGTCCACTCGAAGTTCTCGCCCTGGGCGAAGTCGGAGAGCCTCCCAGTGAAGGCGAGGAACCAGTCGGCGAAGGCCAGGTTGCTCGTGGTCAGGTAGCAGCGCACGGCCGCACCGTAGATCCGTTCACCAGAGGCGATGATCGTGCGGAACATCTGGTCGGTGTCATCGAGCACAAGCGAGAAGACCATCGCCTGGATGGCGTTACGCCGGTCCGCCACGGCTCGCGGGACCTTACCCCACTTCTTCACCCGTCCCTCGTAGTACCCGCGCGAGGCGCTCGACACTCCACCGACATCCACCGAACTCCACCGCTTCGTTCCGCTCGAGGGGAAGTCCACTTCCATGAGGCAATGGACCGTGGCGCGCCCGGTCCGGAGCTCGGCCAGGAAGTTCGCCGAGTAGAGACCCACCTACCGGCCTCCGCGCTTGACCCGCGTGGTGGCGCCCCCGCGGTTGTAGCGCAGGGCGTAGTTCTGGGCCTGGATGAAGCCGGCGTCCGGGCGGATTCCGTTGAAGATCACGTTGGACACGAGACCGCCGGCGCCGGGCGCGCCCGCGGCGCGCATCGCGGCCGCGACGATTTTCGGGAACTGCGGAAGCGGGATGACCGCCTCTGGCACCCCGGCCTCGGCCAGCCGGTACGTCGTGCCGCCGCGGCGATGGGGCACGATTCCGCCGGCGGCCATCGGCGGGGGCGGGGGCGGCGACGTCGTCGTGGTCGTCGTCGACGGGGGCGGCGTGACGCCGCTCAGTGCAGTACCGGCGTCCGACGCTGCCTTCGGGATGTCCCGCAGGCCGCCGAGAATCGCTTGAATGCTCTGCCGAACCCCCGAAAGGGCCGGGTCGGCGGCGGCGCCGAGATCGTTGAATCCCTGTTCCAGGTCGGGCGCCATCTGGTTGAGCTGGATCGGGAGCTCTGCAAAATTCGAGACCCACGCGCTCTCTGACGCCTGGGCGGCGAGGTCGTTCGTCTCTTGGAACGCCTCGAGGGCCGTCGCGGAGCTGTTCATGGAGTCAGTCACCGCGGCCGCGGTCTGTTGGCCGGAGTCCATCCACGCCGCCGAGCTCGAGGCGGCGGCCGCTGCCGTGGTGGTGGCGGTCGTGCTCGCCGCGGCTGCGGCCGCCTGGGCGGCGCCGGCCGCGGCCTGGCCGGCCTGGTCCATCGCACCGGCGGCCTTCGTCGCCGACGCCGGCAGCGCGAACCCCATACCCTCGACGAGCGTCTTCATCAGGTCGACCAGCTGGATGATCGGCTCGGGGTTGAACGTGTACCCCATGGCCTCGGCCTGGTCCTTGAGCTTCTGCGTGTTCTCGTCGAGCGGAACCCCGAGCTGCTGCGACGCGTCCACGGCGGCCTTGAGCTCCGGGAGGATCCCCTGCATGGCCGTCTTGCCGTCGACCCCGGCGGCCACGAGGGCGTCGCGGGTCTGCATCATCGAATCGCCGAAGGCCTTCTGCATCGCCGGGTCCAACATCCCCTGGTTCGCGGCGCCCTTGAAGACCTCGCCCATGCCCTCGAGGGTCGTGACCATTCCCTTCAGCTGGTCGTTCTCCCCGATCTGGGTCTGAAGGGCGGCGAACGGCTCGAGGAGGGCAGCGCCGGCGGTGTCGCCGTCGGCCACCATCTTGTCGAACATCTCCTTCGCCTGGGCACCGAGTGAGTCGAGGGCGCCCATAAGGCCCTCCTCCTCGATGGCGCCGGCGAAGCCGGCGGCGAAGAATGTCGCTGCGTTCTTCCCGAAGTCCCCCATGTCCTTGAGGTCCATCTTGGCCATGCCCTCGCCGATCTTCGCGGCGCCGCCGGCCATCGCCTGGTTCTGCTCGGACACAAACGCCTTCATCCCGTCGGTCATCTGCCCCGACGCCTTGGCGGTCTTCAGCATCGCGACCGTCATCGCGTCCCCGACACTTCCCGCCTTCCGCGCGCTGTCGATCACGGCCCCGAATGCCTGGTTGATCTGGTCGAGGCCTTCCTTCGCGGGGATCGAGCCGCTCTTCACGCCGGCCATGAGCGCGAAGACCTGGGAGGACATCTCGCCGGCGCTCTTGCCGCTCTCGGCCATCGCCTCGTTGAGATGCAGCAGCGTGGCCGCCTCGGTGGAGACGCCGAGCTTCTTCTTCGTGGCGTCGATGGCCTTGGCCAGCTCGTCGCTGACCGCGAAGCCGAGGATCTTGCCCGCGTCCTTGCCGACCTTTACCCAGCTCGGCTTGTGGAAGGCCCCGATGATGCCGCCGATGATAGCGCCGGCCGCCATGCCCCACGGGCCGGCGATGGCGCCGATCTGCGCACCCATCGCGGCGCCGGCCATCGCCCGGCCGGCCGTCGTCTTCTGGCCACCCAGAGCACCGCTTGCGGCGCCGAGGACCTGGCCGGCGGCCCCGCCCATCGCCATGTTCTTCTCGAAGCCGGCCTTCATCTTCGTGGCTTTGTAGAACGACTCGATGCCAGGCATCGCGGCCGACGCACCGGAAAGCACGCGACCAAACGACGACTCGGCGGAAAAGCCCATCATCGCGAATGCGTCGACCAGGCCGTTGAGCATGTTGCCGATCGACGCCATTTTTTGGAGCACGTCTTGTTGCTTCGCGTACTCCTGCTCGGCCGCGCGGACTTTTTCCCAGGCGTCGATAGAAGCCTTCGCGGCAGCTTCCGTGATCTGCTCGGCCTTCAACTTTGTTGCGATCTCGGCCTCATGCGCATTGATGCCAGCGTTGATGGCGGCGATCTCAACGTCGAGGCTCTGCTTTCCACGGGCCCGGGCAACAGCAAGCGCCTCCTCGGCCTGCGCCACAACCTTGGTCGATTCCTCTTCACGCTTGAGCTTGTCGAGGTAGTCCTTCATGAACGCCGCGCCTATCGCGTTCCCCTCGGCCTTGCCGCGCTTGAGGGCGTGTTGCTCCATGAGGTGCGCAGCCTCGGCGCCGTGCTCGTCCTGCTCGGAGTAGAACTTGTCCCACGCCTTCCGCGCTTCCTCGGCAGCCTTCTGCCAGGCGGCCCGCACCTTCTCGGCTGCATCGATCTCGCCCTGAGATCGGAATGTCGGCGCCGTCACCTTGGCGGATCCACCCTTGATGGCCGACCCCTCGAAGGGCTGCTGCCGCGCCTTTGCAATTTCAGCCCGTACGGCGTCGTCGTTCATGCCTTTCGCGGTCGTCCCGAGTTTCAGTCCACGGCTGACGTCCATCGCCGCCGCGGCGACCTTGTCGAACACTGACGACATTTCACGCAGGAGCGCGATGTCGACACTGAGCAGTGTCTTGGTGAGCGACAGCGCCTTGCTTGCCGCTTCGCCAATGACCGTAAAAACCCCGGCGATGTCTGAGCGATGGTCCGTCGTCCACTGGGACAGCTCGCCCAGGGTCTTGGTGAGCTCTGCGACCACCGGCTGCATCGCACCGCTCGAAATGGCGGCGGCGCCGAACTGGTTGATCACGCCTTCCCACGCCATCGCGAGGGTGTCCGTCTGGTCCTTGAGGTCCGCGGCGGCCTTGACGTCGGCGCCGGATAGAACGATGCCCAGCTCGCGGGCCTTGGCCGCCGCATCGTCGAAGCCGGCGAGGATGGCCGGGAGCATCGTGGCCCCCGCCTTCCCGAACGCCTCCATGGCGGCGGCCGACTGCTGCGCCGCGGTCGGCAGGTTCCTGATCGCCTCGGCCACGTCCTTGAACGCCTGGTCGGGAGACTCGGCCTTGAGCTTCGCGGCGGACAGCCCGAGGCGCTCGAAGACGGTGTTGCCCTCGATGAGCGCCTTTTGCATCTTGTTCGTCGCCCCGGCCACCGCCTCGAGCGAGGAGCCGGACAGCTTCGCCGCGAACGCCAGCTCCTGGAGGCCCTCGGCGGACATGCCGGTCTGCGAGCTCAGCTCGTCCAGGTGGTCCGCCATGTCCATCACATGGCTCACGGCGGCGGCTACTGCGGCTCCGGCGGCGGTGCCGGCCGCGGCCAGGGCGCCCACCCCCGCGGCCGCGGCCGCGCCGTACGGGCCCATGGCGCTGAGAATCGAGCCGGCCGGGCCCAGCTGGCTGGCGAAGGAGCCCGAGAACTTCTGCAGCTCGCTGCCGGCCCTCTTCAGCCCGTCCTCGAGGGGCTTCGCGTCGAGCGTCAGCCTGAAGCGGACCTCGCCTCGTGCCATGGCCTACGCTGCCCCTCCGGCCTCGCTGGTGGCGTTGCAACGCATGGTTCTCGTCAGCCCTTGGCGTCTGGCGGTTCGTACCCGTACAGGCACTTCAGAAGCTCCTTGGTGCGAACGGGGTCTTCCACGAACGGGATGCGGTTCGCGATGACGACGACGCCCAGCATGAAGGCCTCGAGGTCCCGGCTGCGGGTGAACATCGCCTCCTTCTCCATGGCGTAGATTTCCGCCGGGGAGTACTCCTCCCATTCCCGGGGCCGCAGGCCGAGGCGTAGGGCACGCTGCTCGAGCTCCTCGTGGAACTCCTCCTCGGTTATTCCTGGTCCGTCTCCGGGGTCTGGCCTTTTCCCTCGTCGTCCTCGGCGTCCAGGTCCTCGACCTTGCCCGTGACGACTCCGTGGGCGTAGGCGGCCTTGCGCGCCACCGTGACCCAGCCGTCCGGGCCCTTCTCGGCGTCGCCGTGGTTGTCGGCGCGCATCTCGCCGCCGCCCTTCACGTACTCGTCGATCCAGCCCGGCTTCCGGTCCGTACCCAGGAAGTCGTCGTCGAGGACCTTCGGCGCCTTGTGGCGCGCGCCGATGGCCAGAACCGCCGCCTGCACCTCCTGGTCGTGGAGAAGGTCCACGTTGAACAGCACGAACGCGGCCTTGCCGAACCGCTTCTTGAGCTGGATCGCGTCCAGGCTGGTGTAGATGAGCTCGAGCTCGCGGGCCCCCACCTTGATTGAGAACTTCTTCATTCCCCCCCCTATGACCTGAGTCAGCCGGCCCGGCCTACGTCGAGGTCGACCTCGTCAGCGTGCAGGCGCTCGAAGCCTTGATGTCCACCTTCTGCTCGAGGGCGTCGCCCCACTTCCCGTCGAGCGGCGAGCTGGTGAAGAACCGCATCTTCCCGAAGATGTAGCTCGGGTTCGGGCCGCTGACGGCGGCGTCCACCGGGCGCACCTTGAGCCGGACCGCGGTCCTGTTGATGAGCCGCAGATAGATGAGCTTGTCCGCGCCGGACGTCGCCGCGATGGTGGTCGAAAAGTCCTGGCGCATCGTCACGCTGACTGCGACGGACAGCACGCCGGGGAACTTGGCCTCGATCGTGTCGCCCATCACCGAGTCGTCGAGCTCGGCGCGGGTGAACGGCATCGTGATCGACTTCACACCGGGCAGCTCGACGTAGACCGCGGACGCGGTGCTCGTGGACACGGCCACGTATGCGTTCTCGAAGACCACAGGATCGGCCATGGCTCTTGCTCCTTTACACGATTCCCAGGGCGACGGCTGCGACGCAGCTCGTGCCTCCGGTCTTGGTCAGAACTGCCCGCCAGAACGTGTCGGTGGCCACGGGCCCCTGCAGGATGACCGCCTGCCGCGTGATGGCGGTCGCGGCGGTGAACGTCTGGCGAACGACCGGCGACGCGAAGGGGGCGTTGTCGTCGGACTCGATGGTCAGGACCCAGGAGCCGCCGGTGACCGCGAAGACGTGGAGCACGCCGACCAGGACCTGGGTCGCACCGAGAAGGCCCAGCGTCTGGACGGACCCGGTGGTGGTCGCCGCGTAGGTCGCCTTGGGCAGCATGATGACCTGCCGGGCGACGGCGCCGCCCGAGCCCTGCGACCGCGGCAGCGTCTTCAGGCTGTAGGGAAGCGAGTCGCCGTGCTTCCCGCCGATGTCGTACATGGACTGCGCGCCGAGGATCGAGTAGCACACGTTCCCGTCGGCGCCCGGCGCCGCAGCGGGGCCATACGGCGGGCAGATCGTGATGGGCCACGAGGTACGGCTGCCGGCGAGGACGCGGGCGTTGCCGATGGCCTCGTCGGGGCTCCCGGCACCCGGGACTCCGGACTCGTAGAAGCCCTTGTGGTCGAGCGTTGGGATCAGCCGGCCGGGGAACTTGGCCTCGATGGTGTCGCCGAAGCGGCTGTCGTCGTTCTCGGCCCGGGCGAGAGTGAAGTGATTCTCGTTCAGCGAGCCGGTGATGTCGTAGCCGCCCAACCAGACCGCCATGTTCTCGAGGACGATCGGATCAGCCACTGGCCACCTCCTGCTTGAACGACTTCCGGCACTGGAGACACGTCATCCGCGGATCGCCCATGGTCGAGGTGTTCATGAACCGCTCGGGGTCGACGTTGCCGCAGTGCGGGCATAGGACGCTCGGCTCGTCGCCCCGCAGCTGCGCGAGGATCGCCCGCAGTAGGGCGTCCTGCTGCTTGAGCTGGAGCAGGACCGCGTCGCACTTGCAGGTCGTCACATCAGCCCCTGTGCTTCCGCGCGCGATAGTTCCCCACGAACCGCCACCGCGGCGGCGAGCTCTCGTCCTGGCCCAGGTTGAACGGCGGGCCTTCGCTGTGGATGCTGAAGTACGTCCGGCCGGTGCCGGCGAAGTTGGTGGTGACGCCCAGACCGTCGAGGAACGCGTGGACCGCTCGGGCCTTCGTCTCCGCGTTGGCCTTCAAGGCGTCCCGGCACATCACCTGGAAGTGCTCGTACTCGAAGCCCGGCGCGGTGAGGCTCGGCGACATCACGCGCTCGTCGCTTTCCTCCGAGGTGGTGTGGGCCACCGCGACGCACGTGTCCGGCTCCTCCGGGGCGGGGCCCTCGAACAGATCCGTGCCCGCGGTCAGGCTCAGGCTCCCCTGAGCCGCGAGGTACGTGACCACGTCGGCCTCGAGCATCAGCCCTTGCGCTCCTCGTTGGACACCCCCACGTCCCAGCCGCACGCCGAGAGATCGTCATTGGCGCGGTCCAATGGAGCCCGGCAGGCGGCGCAGACGGCGATCACACCTTCGGCCACGAGCTCGAACGAACGGACCTTGATCTCGGCGTGGGCCAGCTCGCCCACGCGGTGATGGATCGAGATCTCGAAGACGCCCTCGAGGGGCGCGCCAGTCTCAGCATCGAAGACCTTGGTATCGCTTGGGCCCTGGCCGATCACGATCCGCACGCTCTTCATCACTCCACGCGCTCCGGCCAGTGCCAAGTCCCGGGGAGGTGCTTCTCCTCGTCCTGCGGGATGGTCCGGTTGAAGTACTGCCCCGTGGGGTTGAGGACGCAGAGCCCGACCGCGGACGTGGCCGTGTCGCACTCGGTGATCAGCGCAGCGCGGCAGATGCCGGCCGGGAACTCTCCGCCCGGGGTGCCGTACGCCACGTAGTGAACGACGCGTCCGACGCTAGGCTTTGCCATCGCTCTCCTCTCCGCGCCCCACCGCCTCCGCTACGCCGGACGTAATGAGCCGGTCCGCGGTAGCGCGCGGAAACACGACTTCCTGCCCGGCCTCGAAGGGCGCGTCCCGTACCAGGAACCGCACCGTGGTCAGCGCCGGGACGCCGTCCTTGTGGGAGGGCTTCTTCGTGATGGTTTCCTTCAGCGCGGCCTTCTTCATGGCTTCACCTTCTCCAGGGCCGCGAGCATCGCGTCGGGAACCTCCGGCGCCACGGCGAACGCCGGCCGCTCGAGGAACTTCGGGCCACCGACCGTGTGCTTCAGCGTCAGGTCCTCATGCTGCCTGATCGCGTACACGTTCTCGTGGTGGTGGCCGGCGGCGAGGCTGGCCTCGAGGGCGGTGCCACCGAAGAGGACGCCGCAGCTGACCCGGCCCGCGGCGGTCACGGTCGGCCGTGTCACCCGGCCGGAGTCGCGCAGGGCGCCACCACCGGCCTCGGGGCCAACGGGCGTCAGCGGCCGCGCACGGCCGAGGATCTTCTCGCACTTCTCCTTCAGGACCTTCTTGCCCTCATCGCGGCCCGCCTTGCCGAGGCGCGCCATCGTCTCGAGGACCTCCGGCAGTCCCGATACCTCGAGTCGGACGCTCAAAAGAGCAGCTCCACGTAGTCCATGTTCAGGTTGTTGGCCGGGCCAGGCTGCACGGCGCGGATAGGGGGCGACCGCGTCCCGGCGATGAGAACGTCGGACGGCAGCGTGACCCGGCTTCGGGGGTCGATCGAGATCCGGCCCTCGAGGATCACGCGCGCCTGCGGCACGAACTCCTTGCCGCCGGGCCCCATGATCGATCGACCTGTCCAGGGGAGGACCTGGGCGTTGTACGTCGCGGCCGGTCCGTACGTCGGAGCCTGCGACTGGCTCTGGCCGGTGTATGGCTCCACCGTGATGGTGTCATTCATCAGGGAGACCAGCGTGGGGTCGAGCGTCATGCGGCCCTCGCGGATCGGACCCAGGGCCGGAGCAGGCCCACGCAGATGGAGGGCAGCCCGCGGTTCTGGGCGAGCTCGGACTCCGAGAGCCGGACGCGCATCGGGCCCACCTGTTTCTCGATCACGTTCGCGTTGTCCCGGCGCTCGGCGTACCACGTCTTGACGGCCTCGAGGGCGGCCTTCTCGACGTCCTCGGGGAGCGACTGGACGAGGACCGTGCGACCGGGGCCGGCGAGCTCGAGGGTGAGGGCCGTGGTGACCTGGATCTTGGCCGTCGTCGGCGTGCCCGTGACCACGTGGCGGGAGTTGTTCACCGCCGCGGTGAAACCGCTGGTCTCGATGATGTCGCCCGACTTCAGGGTCGCGGGGAACCCGCTCCCGCTGTCGTTGAAGCTGTTGTCGGCCGCCGCCACGGACACGGTTCCGGCGCTCAGCAGGTTCTGGGCCGGGAGCACATAGCCGCCGGTGTAGTCGACGCTGACGAGGGGCTCCTCCTGGCCCGGGAGCGGGGTGCCCATCATGAACATCCCGCCATCTCCGAACGGGTCGGCGGCGCTCAGGCCCGGGTAGACCTGGTCAGTCCACTGCCAGCCGCGGCGCCGATAGAGCAGGCCCCGCTCTCGGTTCGCGATGCTGTAGTCGGTGACCGGGACGACGGTGCTGTCGAACGTGACCGCCGTGACCTCGACGAGCGGGGTCCGGCTCAGCATCAGGTGGATGTCGCCGTACGCCGGGACCGTCTCGGTGACGGTCTCCCGCGCGAAGGGCCGGCCGCAGTACGTGACGATCGCAGCCGAGGCCTCGCGGATCAGCCGGTCCACGAAGGCGACGTCAGCCGCCGGCAGGGTGCCGAGGTCCTCCGTCACCCTGGCCCGGGTGGTCAGGAGCAGGCTCGGCGCGATCGCCGTGATGGTGATGCCCATCGGTCACTTCGTGACGACTGCCTTGGCTTCCTTGCGCGGGGGCGCGCCCGGCTTGTCCCCGTGCTTCTTCTCGTCGAAGGGCTCGAGCTTGCCGTCAGCCACGAGGACCGCGGCCTTGTGGACGGCGAACCGCTCCACCGAATCGTTCGGGACACCGTAGAGGTCGGCGCCGCGCTTCACGTAGTAGTACTGCATCATGCTCAGATCCTTCCCCCGCGTTCCCACGCCTCGATGCGCTCGATCTGTTCCCGGACCGTCTGCAGCGCGCCGTGATCGACGAGTGACTGGCCGCGCGCCTTCTCGACCGCCTTCTCGAGGCCCTCGGCCTGCTTCAGCAGCGCCTTGAGCAGCTCGGTGGCCAGCGGGTTCGCGGCCTCGTATCCGTACCGGTGGCGCTGCCGGAGAATGGCTGAGTTCGGGTGCGTCGTGACCTTGACGCCGGCGCCCTCGAGGCGGCCGCACCAGTACTCGGCGCACGGCCGCTGGTCGGCGTACTCGGTGTCGTGCACCAGGTCGATGCCCCAGAGGCCGACCTCCTGCACCTGGCCGTCCAGCGCCAGCGCCAGGACGGAGGCGAGGGCGTAGGCGACCGTGGAGGTGAAGTAGTCGCGGCCGACCTTCGCGATCAGGTCCTCGATGGGGAAACGCAGCACTGACGGGAAGGCCTCGCACTCCTCGAGCATGTAGACCGGGAACGGGTGCTCCTCCTCGAGCCACCGTTCCTGCTGGTCGCCGAAGCCGGCCTTCTTGCCGTAGGCGCGGGTGTACTCCACGCTGTGGAGGTCGAGCCACAGCTTGTACCGCTCCTCCGGCGCCTTGATGCCGAAGTCGGGTTCGGCCGCGCGCCAGAAGCCGTTCATGCCCCAGAGCTCCCACGTCGGGTCCTCCCAGGGGCAGTCCTTGACGGTCCGGCCGAAGCCGAGGATCGCGACCTTCCGGGGCAGAGTCAGCACGGTGGACGAGGCTTCGGGTTCGCTCCGGGCCTCGTCCACCGGCACCACTGCGGCCGGCGCGGCGCTGAACGTGTCGTTGGACGAGAAATCGAAGACGCCCCCCGCGCCTTCCATCGACCCGCCCTACACCGCGCCGGGGACGGAGACCTGCGGCATGTCGCCGCCGTAGAACTCCAGCACCGGGCTGTTCGCGATGAGTTCCGAGTTGGTCGTGGTGTCCTTCGCCGAGGTCGAGCTGGCCTTGCGGAAGGCGTAGGTGATGTTCGCCTTGTAGAAGCGGGCCACCGCCTGCAGGTTCGCCGAGGACTCGACGCCGACGTGGAACGTGGCGTCGGTGTCGGTGCCCATCTTGAACCGGCGGACGTCGGTCTTCAGCGTCTGCCACGTGCTGCCCGCCCCAGAGCTGGCCGCACGGTGCTTGTGCGCGACGGTGACGAACACGTTTTGCCCGGAGGTGTGGAAGACGAGCTCGAGCGGGACCGACACCTTGACGGCCTTCCACCGCGGCGGCCCGGCGGACCGCCGGTGGATGGTCGCATCGAGGGGCTTACCGCCCGTGACGCCCAGGTGCAGCGACCTGCTGAGGTCGACGGTGCGGCTCGTCGAGACGACGGTCCCGGTGTCGGAGGTTCGGATGTAGGCGATCGCCGTCGACGTCGAGAACGCGAGGACCGCGGAGACCGAGAACGCCGGATCGCCGAGGATCGAAGGGCTGGACATGGCTTTCTCTCCTTGCCTTTCCTGGACTTCCTACGTCGCGTACCCGGTCACGATGGCCGCGGCCGTGTCGTACACCTGGAGGAAGTCGTGCTCGGCGATGCAGGTGATCACCGTCTCGTCGTTGCTGATGCCCGATGCCACCGCAGCGAGCGCGGGGTCGTAGTACGCGCCGCCAACGTAGGTCTGTACCGTGCGCTGCAGGGAGTCGTGGATCTCGAGGGCGGGCGCGTAGCAGAAGATGATCATTCCGGCGTTCGCGCCGATGAAGGTGTTGCTCGTCTCGAGCTGGGTCGTGAGCAGCACCGGGAACCCGAACAGCCGGGGCTGCGCGCCCGCGAGCATTCCGGCGAAGATCATGTCGCCCGTGGTCGTGGCCAGCGCGTAGATGGTCCAGAACGTCGAGGGCGACATCAGGAAGTAGCTGTTGTCGGGCTTCGCCGGGACGTTCGAGGCCTGAACGAGTCGGATGGCCTTCGTGAGGTCCGCCTGGAAGTTGGCCAGCGATGCGCCGGCGGTCGCGAAGACGTTCGCTGCGGCCGTCTGGTAGCGGATCCCCTGCGGGGAGCCGGCGTCGATGGGCGGGTTGCCGACCAGGAACGCGCGGTCCTCGCGGAGTGCGGTCACCGCGAGCAGGTCCTCCTGGACGATGCGGTCCGCCTCGCCGCCCGAGAACCGGATGAGGTCGTTGCCGACCACCATCAGGGACGTCAGCTTCTTGTAGCTGAGCGACACTCGGCCCACGGTCAGGTTCGACGGGGTGATCTTGTCCGTCTCCCCCTGGTAGTAGGCCGTGCCCGAGCCGGTCTGCTTGCGCCGCGAGGTCGCGCCCCGAGGCATGGGCACCGTCCTGGCGATGCCGCGCACGACCGCGTTGTTGCGCAGCAGCTCGATCCACTCGGTGTCGTACTGCGGCAGGACCATGTCGCCGGCGACGGCGGCGTTTCCAGCGAGCAGCGTGGTCTTCACGTGCTGCAACCACTTCACGGTGGGCTCGACCTCGCTGGGCGCCCAGCCCTTGGCGTTCTTGATGGCGTGAACCGCGACGTCGGGGTCCTGGCCCTTGCCCTCGAGGGTCGCCATGGCCAGGGCTCGGACCTTGCGGCCGATGGGGTACTTGCCCAGTGTCTTGTCGTCGAAGCCGGCTGCCGGCCCCGTGGCCTCGATGCGGCCCGCGAGCAGCTTCTCGGAGAGGTCCGTCTGCGACTTGATGAGGGGCGCGATGGCCGCGACGAGGGCCGGGCTGATCGCCTCTGCGGCGGTGGCCTTGATCAGGTCCACCAGTT